CCTGAGAACCCTGAGTGGTTAGCCACGTCAGAGGTCTACAAGATTCCATCGGCCCTGGGTGTGAAATTCATCCAGGTGATTGTCGATTACTTGGTATGTACGGAAGAAGCATTGCTTCCGAAGTACTATCAAGCGATCAACACTATTTTGAACATTGTTCGCATAGTGGAAGGTCTATCTACTCCGGACTTCGATCCGGTAATAGAGAAGGCCAAACCAATCGATCAGAAATTACTATCTGAGTTTACCACTTACGTGGAAGCCCAGATTCGTCCTTACCAAGCACCCGATGAAGGGATTAACCTATTTAAGAACCGATTTTCTTTACAGAAGAAAGGTCCTAACAATAGGCCCAAAATCGAAAGCGCGGTTGACGAAGCAGTAGTTCTGTTGAACGGTCCACTCCGTAATCCATTCCTTCGCGTTTGCGAAGAGCTTGGATGTAGGTACTTGTTTGATTATTTGGTCTCATTGGTGGACAACTATCCATCAATTATTTCAGATAATCCACAATCAAACACTACGAGCGATACAATACACTTAAGGAAGTTAGTCAAGGTTCCAGATTCTGGCTTTAAAACCAGACTGGTAGCCATAGTAGACTTCTGGACACAACTTATACTAATGCCCGTAAGGGAAGTAGTACAAGATGTAATCCAACGGAAATACGGCAAAACCGATTTCCGGTTAAGCCAAGATCGCGGCGTAGCCGCAATGAAGGCTTTCCAAGAATACTGTTTGGCCGGACAAGCGCCTAATGGAGTAGCTTTGGATGCAAGGCATCTAAAGTTTTACGACATAAGCTCTTGGACCGATAGATTCCACCGCGATCTACAGAAGATCGTGATGAGAAGACTATTTACACCTAGACTTGCAGAAGCATGGGCACAACTTGTTGTGCACTGCGACTGGTACTCTCCTGACTTGAAACGTAGCATACGCTATGGACAAGGTCAGGGGATGGGTACAAACGGAAGCTTCGACATTGCTACCTTAACCGACCACTTGTTCATTAATTTCTTAATGGACAAGAAACAATCAACTGGGAGATTATTCCCCCATAATGAATGTTACGGAAAGGTGGGAGACGATTTATGGATCTATGATCCAGAAAATCTGATTCCGGAGTATTATGAGAAGATAAATCTTCCCATAAACTTTAGCAAATCGAAAGAGTATAGTGAAATAGGCTCACTTGGTGAGTTCTGTTCACGTACTTTCCTTAATGCTGTCGATTGTTCAAGGATTTCTCCAAGAATTATTAACAGATCTAAGGACTTCCGCTATATGCCTACCTTACTTGCATTGTGTTCGCAACGTGGCGTTCAATTGGATGCCATGTCCTTTACCCGCTTGAACCGTAAGGTTAAGGGGGGCAAAGAGTCGTATCTCGACAAGCTGCAAGAATGGATAGTCTCATATATAGCTTTAACAATTGTAGAGCATGGCTCTCAATTGAATAAGCTCGATATGGACTACCTAGCAGCGGGAAACTGGATTTCCGAGGGTCCTCTGAAGAGGTTCCTGACGGATCCACTTTTAATGTATCGTTTCGTGATCTGCCACAGTATTGTGGAGATCTCGACACAATTAAAAGACGTCGAGAAAAGAGTGTTTGAGGTTGTCGGTGCTAAAGACGTACTGGGTGAGAACTTGTGGGATATCATGCAAGATGATACCAACTTGTTCGACCCAGGGTCCACTATTTACGAATCAGTACTTAAAGTACTGGGACGTAAAGTTCTCCTTCCTCGG